AAAAAAGGTCTCAACGTCCTGTACAAATTGCACGTATTCGTATTCTTGTTCGAGCGTACCCTCCTCCTTGTAAATGTCTATGAGTTCCTGTCGGGTGTAAGGTGTCTGAAAGCTCATGTTGGTTAGCCAAATGGCCATACGGCGACATGCCTCCTGCTTGATCTCGTGATCCCAATTAAAGTAATCCTTGTGGTCCAGCGCGTACTGCAGGATTGGGTCAATTAGCGTGGTCTTTCTAGGCATGCTTTAGGGGATTAAGTTTGCAGTTATCTCCATGCCAGGTACCGTATACTGCACCCTTAATCTTCTTGCCGCAATGGGGACAGGTATGGATCTTGGCCATTGAGGCCTTGCCCATTTCTGCAACTCGACCCGAGGCAACCTGTACAGCTGCACCACGTCGACCCGCTTCCCGTTTGTCTACGGCCTTGAGACCGGCTAATTCGCCAACTTCGAGTCCATACTCTAATTTGAGCAGAATCTCGTCGGCGAGTGCCTCCTTGCGAACAGTGTAGATATTGACGATATTCATCTGTAGGTCGGTCCTACCGTAAAAGGTGCCGTAACCCGTTTTTTTATTGGGATTGGGTCTGACACGAGTGTGTTGATTAAATCTGTATTCTGGGCGATACGTAACGCCTACCCAACAGACGGTTCCATACTGATCAATTAGTTCATAAAGATACCAGAGTCTGGTTTGTTCTGCCATGTTTTGAAGTTTTTTGTTTATTTATCCAAAGAGGCTGTGCATTTTTTGACGTGCATACCGAATCCTGAGTTTCCTTTAACCAGTCGTCCGCAATTCGGACAGGTGTTCATTCGATTACCGATTGCCAAACCACCCAACCTTTGTCTATCAGGAGTAAGAGTAAATTTTTGTTTAAATTCTCTAAGTTTAAGGTATTCAGCGACTTCTTCTTTAGATAATACTACCATTTGTTCCATAGAATCTTATACTATAAATGAGCACAACAGTTTAAATAAGCAATCGGCTTAAAATTTTTTTTAAAATAAGCAACATTAATTAAAACTTTTTGAAAAAAGCCGGTACAAGAGAGTACCTTACGCGAAGTTACTTCGAAACTTATCAAGCAGAATCATAGTCAAACCTATCAGATTCAAATAAAGTTTAGCAGTAACTACTAAAGCAGATTCTTTATCTTCTTATTTAGTCCAATAAGCAGACTGAGAGGTTGAAGCATCAGAGTCAGGTTGAAACTTTGGCCAAAATAGGCAAAAATGGTATAATAATTTAAAATAAAGGAATATGGCAATCGACAAATTAACAATCTGTTTAGATGATATTGATGAAAGTGTTATCTACATTTCTAAAACTGGCAGAAGACTACTTGATTTAGATGTAATGAGATCAAAGGTTAGATTTAAAGATCATCGAAATATTGAAGTATTTCAAGGAGTCAATAAAAAACATCGTGAAGATGGTAAAGTTCCTAAGAGATTAGGCGATGGCAAAACAGTTTACGAAATAGTAAAATAAAGGACTATGAAAAATTTTACGACCATAAATCATGAAGCTGTCCAAAGATTTCAAAAGACGTTGGAAGGAATAAGTGATCAATCAGATCCAATTCTTGAGGTCTTAATCCTAACGCTAATCCTACGTCGAATAGAATATTGTAAAAAAGAAGGATTGGCCTGGGCTAAACGAGAATTTAGGATTAAACATTATGAAGAAGGCGAGCGGTGGTCCACCAGATTCAATGCTGTTGATTTCTATCATAAATTCTTTTCATGGGTTACTCCTAATCAATATAAAAAGGCTCTTAATCGATTAGGTAGGTATGGATTAATAATTAGATTACCCGATGATTGGCTTACAGTTAATGCAGTAGGCGAAAAAATTATTGGAACCTGGGTAAATTTTCAACCTGAAGTGGATGAACAGTCCTCTAAGATCGAAAACTTATTACAGAATTGGGGATAAAAGACTTTGGAACCGAGACGCTATTGTGTGCTTGTTATCTCTTCTAATCAACTCTGGTGACTGCCATTTCCAGAGTTCGTCTCGGTTCCTTTTTAAATTACTCCGGACCACATGACCTTTGAGGGCTATTTACAGATTGATCCATCAGACCCATCAGTCGCAATAGCCTATTGTGTTAGAGGTTTTTGGTACGACAAATCCAAATTCAAGGACAGGACTAAACAGTATATCTTAGTCGCGGTTAGGGATCGAGAGTCAGAGGTGATCATTGAGACCAACTATTGGGTTAAGGAATGGAACAAGGGCGAAAGGGTACCCGATACCTTGAGAGAGGTTTGGCAGAACTACTTTGACTTTTCAAGAGCAACCGAGGGTTTAAGAAAAAAGAACGGTCATCTTACTCTTGAGACCAAGGCCAGGATTGAGGAGGGTATGAGTGGCAAAATGGGTAGACCGGCTGGCTCCTACGGTAAATACAATCTCTTAAGTCGAGAAAGGGACCCAATGTGGACGGAAAGACGTCGATGTGAACGTTGCCGTAAGGTTGTTAGATTGGGTCTCTACCTAAACAAACACGGCAAGCACTGCACAATTAGCACCAAATCATTTTACGTAAAGAAAGCGGATAGAAAACCGGACGGTGAAGTTTAAGGTATTGAATCAAAAGGCGATTCAAAATCACTAGGGCCTTCCAGGGACTCACGGCCATCCTCTGGTTTATTTGGAATAACTATCTTAATTGGCGAATCAAACGTCACCTCCTGTGAAACGTTTTTAGGAATTACAAAGGGGCTTAATCTAATTAAGCAGTCAATCGCGCCTTTGGGATCGTTGACAGCAACACGATTCAACCAGGATTGAATGTGCTCTAGATTACCTTCGATAAGAGCAGCATAGGCTCTCTTTATCTCTTCTGTGCTCTTGTTTGGGACGCCGGCTTTTCTGCCGTTTGGGTTGGCAGATTGACCTTTGACCCAGTTGGGGTTACCACCTGTTCTTGACATCGTTCTAGATAAGTTTTAAGTAGCGCCGAGTTTTTAACCGTCGGGCAGTATTGACGAGAAAGTTTTTTCTCCATAGTTGGGGTTTAATTTGCTGGCCAATCGCCGCAGCCATAACATTGGTCCTGACCCTGCCATCCACCGTAGGCTGGACCGCGTTCGCCAGTTCCATAAGGGTAATTGCGATATTTCTTCCAGTTGAAAAATTTGGAATTTGTCTGTAGTCCGCCAAAGTAGGGTGTCTTTTTGTCTGGCGTAATACCATCAATTGGATTTGGACTTGTCCAGGCTGGATAATCGTTTTGATTGTTCCACAAGAAAACCTGCATCAGTTTAGTGTATGACTCAGCAACGGATCTTACCTCGTTCTGCAAGAACTTAAGCTCGTCCATTGTGATCCCTGGTGCAGTTTCAGAATTGGGTGCAAGCACCGATTTATTAAAGATTTTGTACTTAAGGAATGGCAGTGCATGGTACATTGCGTAGTTACAGAGTAGGGTACCAATATAGTTATCCAATAGGTATCTGTTTGCAACAGTCACAGTGTTTGTAATGATTTGATCTTGTAATTGTTGATAAAAAGTTGCGCCAAGATAGTTTTGTAGGTACAGATCCTGACTCTGTAGAACATAGGGTTGTAGGTCATCAGGCGAAACTGACTGATGAATCGAAGTGTAGGACTTCAATTTCATTTCTGATACCATCAAAGCATTATATGCAGCCATCGATTAGAGTTAATTTTTTATGTTAGCGAAGCGGTTGGAGTCTGTACGCCAGCCTCTTCAGTTACGGTTTTTCCTAATTGTTTTCCTTCCTCGAGAACATTATGCGGTTGGATGAAGAGAGCAGAATCGTAACCATAATAACCGTACAATTTATCGAATACCTTAAGCATTGCCTTTTGAATTGGACGAATACAGGTTGCAATGAAGTGATTGTAAGAAACCATTAGCTCATCAGCATTGCTTGAGAATCCGCCGCCAGCTCCTTCATGATAGAGACCAAGAAGTAGAGGACTTGTGATACGGTGACCAGTGAGGATACGAGTGGTTATACGTGACTCTAAGGTCGAGTAATAGGTATCATTAGCCGAAGGAATTGGAATGACGTCAGGCGCATGCTCTTTATCCTGAGAGAATGCTATGAATGCCTTACCTGCATTTTCAGTTCCTCTGTAGGCCATGGTTAATTCATCGTAAATTTCCTGTCTCTCTTCTGGCTCAGGAATACCGTTATTAAGTCCAATAAAGAGACTTGGATTCATTGAGTTTGCAAGATTCGAGATATGGAATTTACTTACCTCTATGTCAATTTGAATATCATTAATTGATCCAGCATACGAAGGCATAGGATAGAAAAGATTTCCTGGTTCGTAGTCAAAATAGTAAAGGATTTGACTAGGCTCAGTTTCAGCCTTAGTTGGATCATAAGCAGGATACTCAATAGGTTTAATCTTGCGGAATTGACTCCAATCATGACAATAGTAATATTTTGAAGGCGTGTCCTCTTCCGGATGAATGTGACCCGAACGAAGTTTAGTAAAATCAGCATGATAGATTTCTGCGATTCCGGTACCCTCATTGTTCCAGATAACGTTTATGGCAAAACCACCAAATGTAATGTAGTCTTGTGCACATTTCTCGAATACCTCATCCCATGATTCGGTTGGGTTGGCTCTACGTAGTACGTATTGTTGCTCAGGATTTTGGGTCTTGAGTCCTTCTCCGATTGTTGCGTCTATTTTAGATTGAATTGCAGTACGATTGATTGCAGACTTGTAAAAAAGACTTGCTACAAATTGAGGATAGAGGTTATCATCTCCGTATTGCACCCATTTTCTGTCCATACGCTCAATGAAGGTTGGCATATTGGGTTGTATTGGGTTAACAGAGTAAAATGAATGTTTTTGCATTTGTTCGCTTATTTTATTTAGATATAGAATCCATCATGTTTGTTTAGGTTAAACCATACTTAGCTTCTAGATATATTTTATATTGTGTCATTTCATTAGCGGTTGGAATACCATTAATGAAAACTGATTCAACTATATCCATGTTTGGTGTACCTTCATACGATCCATTATAACTTGTTACACAAAATTTACCATTTGTAAAATCATAACCAGAAAGACTATTAATTGTTAAACTTGCAGTAGTAAGATCAGTTAATGAATTACCATGATAATAATTAGCCTGACCAGTTGTTCGATTATACGTTAATCTAATAAGTTGATAGGTTCCAGTAACAAAAGTCGTTCCATCATAAAGTATTTGATCGCCTGCTCCAGTAGCAATATAATTAAGATAATTATTTGTATTTCCTCCCCAAATACCCATTCGAGGATTTTGACCCGGCCCTGCTGTAATTAATGCATTCCAATCACCACCAGTTTTACCTTTTAATCTACCAATTAGGATTAAAGTTTTTGAAGTATTAATATTGGGTAAATTGGTAATAAATCCACAATCGGTATTGACTTGAGTTGGATTAACATTAATTGATGGGTAACCTTTAAAAGAGGCATTTGTTGCAGCATAACTTGGATAATAACTAGTATTAAATGGGGTCAATACATTTCCATTATAACCGGTCCATGAGGTAACATTGGAACCTGAAGTTGCAACTCCACTATCAGCAGACCACCAATCCCAAAGATTTGTAAATTGAGCCGGCGTAAAATCAGTAAATAGTCTTATAAATGAAAATGGGTATGTAATCATATTATGCGAAATTTTGTACGTATGATCCGTAAATATAGTCTATTCCACCAGCGGTATAGACAACGAATGTGTAAATATCGTGCTTATTTGCAGTTGCGGTCCAGGTTGGAGTTACACCACCTGACCATTGAACATTCGCTGGCCAAGTTGCAGTTGCTCCACCACCTGCTGCCTGTTTAAGTCTTAGAACATAAGTTGCACCATTTTTAGTATTTGAAAAGGTAAATGTGTAGGCCCCAGCTGTAGTAGTTGCTGCAACTGATTGTACGTTACTATCATTCCAATCAATATTTACAGTACCCGCAGCAGTTAAACCTTTATCATTAGCTTCTGAATAGCCTTGACCTACAATTTTAAGATTTTGTACATAAGCTGTATTATCTGCATCTGCTGTAATACCAGTACCACCCAAAATAACTGAGTTACTCTTTGAATCTATTGCATTATTAGATCCACCAACAATTGCTGAGTTTTCTGCAATATTACCAGCATCTTGTATTGAATTATTGTATCCAGCTAAAATACCTGCACGTTTTTGACCTATATTATTTTGTCTACCTGCAAGAATACCAGCGGTTTGAGCGTTCGTATAAACATTATTCGCTGCACCTCCAGCAATTATTGAATATCTAGCATCATTATAAAATGAATTTTCAAGACCCCCAACAATTGTGGTACAATAACCATTATTATTATTACCTTGACCGCCAAAGATCCATTCAAGATAACTTGCTGAACCAAGACCAGGATTACCTAATGTATTTTGATAACCTCCAAAAATTTGAGAATAACCATAATTGTTTTGTAAACTTGTAATAGTATTTTGATATCCACCGTAAATTCCAAGAAATGGTCCGCTTGACTGAATTTGATTTACACTACCGCCTATGTTTACATTACCAAGTCCACTTGTACTAGAGATTGTATTACTTGGACCAGAGATAAGTTGACTTGCAACAATTACTTGACCTCCATCATTTGCTGTTAATCTATCAGTTCCATTTGTTTTAAGAATAATTGATCCGCTAGCATCTTCTGTTATAATGTATAATCCGCTAGTACCTCTGTGTCTAATTTCACTAACCGCATCTGCACCAGTATTTTTACGAATAATTCTTAATCCATAATCAGAGTAGGTTGAGTCACCAACCAGATCAACATAACTATTACCGTTACCGCTTCGACTTGTACCAATTTCAAGATGACAATCCTCAGTGTTAACTCCAGCTATTCTTAATTGAGTATCTGATCCGGTTGCTTCAAATGTTAATTGAGTTTCACCATCGATTACACCAGATGTGCCAGTTGCGGTTAGGACATTATTATTAGTATTGTTATTAATGACTACACCCGTACCTGTACCACTAGTACCCGAAGTTCCACTTGAACCTGCGGCTCCTGTAGCACCCGAAGTTCCAGAAGTTCCTGAAGAACCTGATGTACCTGCCGCTCCTGTAGCTCCCGATGTTCCACTAGTTCCACTAGATCCTGCTGCACCTGTTGCTCCTGAAGTGCCTGATGTACCAGAAGAGCCGGCAGCGCCAGTAGCTCCTGAAGTACCTGAGGTTCCACTTGAACCTGCTGCACCGTCTGCACCTGAGGTACCCGAAGTACCACTAGATCCAGCAGCACCGGTTGCTCCGGAAGTACCCGATGTTCCTGAAGAACCTGCAGCACCCGTAGCACCAGAGGTTCCACTTGAACCGGAAGTTCCAGAAGGAGTTGTGGTAATTATGAATAGAACTTGATTGTTATTCGAGAAAGAATGCGTTGAAGTTACCAAAGAGACTCCATAAGTATAATAGGTTGAGTTATCAGTTTTTGAAGTGATTGTCCAAGTTTGATAATTCGCCTGATTGCTTTGATCTTGTATTGTAAAGACTGTGCCGATCCCAAGATTACCTAAGAAAATATCAACGTTATTGGTTAAGGCATCAGTGTCGCTAATGTTTATTGAGGTAGCGCTTGACTGTGTTGCATTATTCCAAAGTAGATGACCACTACCTGGATCACCAGAGGTTGCCGCAGTATCTGATTGATAATTAAAGAATGAGTTAGATAGACCGCTTGTTCCGGATGTGCCTGATGTACCAGAAGAGCCTGCTGCACCTGTAGCACCTGACGTTCCACTAGAACCTGAAGTACCTGATGAACCAGCAGCGCCATCTGCTCCACTAGTTCCAGAAGTTCCACTTGAACCAGCTACACCGGTTGCTCCTGAAGTACCTGAAGTTCCCGAAGAACCTGCTGCTCCAGTTGCACCTGATGTACCACTTGTTCCAGAAGAACCCGCAGCGCCTGTTGCTCCGCTTGTTCCTGAAGTTCCCGAAGAACCTGCAGCACCAGTTGCGCCTGAGGTACCAGAAGTACCTGAGCTACCTGCTGCTCCGGTTGCTCCACTAGTTCCACTAGAACCCGAAGTACCGCTTGAACCTGGGGCACCTGAGGCTCCTGAAGTTCCTGATGAACCACTAGTTCCTGATGAACCTGTGGCTCCGCTTGTTCCACTCGAACCACTAGTACCTGAGCTACCCGCTGCGCCTGTAGCACCCGAGGTACCTGAAGTACCAGAGCTACCAGCCAGACCTGAAGTAGGACCTGTCCAATTACCTGCATTATCAATTACTTGGCCATAGCCATCGACTGAGTAAGAGACTGCGTCTAGAGTTGCGGCGGTTATGTGAACATCAGTTGTGCTGACCTCGATTGGAATTTCAACTCCTAATCCATCAGTTAATGGTTGTAAAGTTCCATCCACCCCTGATGTTCCAGCGGTTCCAATACCGACTAGTGATTTATAGGTTTGATAGATTCTTTGGTTCTGTAGATTTGCCATCTGTGATTTTATTTTTTAAGTTTCTTGATTTCTAACCAATATTTGTAGGATACCAGTATACTAGCAAGTATAGAAACTGCGTAAAATGCTATTTTAATATCGGTTTCTAGGGATGTCATTGAGATTGCGGCAGTTGTGGCATTTAGATAAGTGACTGGTTCCTTAGCCATTGAATCAGCAATATAAGCTACTGTGTCAGTTAAGTTCTTCATGCTTAATCTTCATTTTTGGTCCAAGGAATAACTCCTAATGATTTAGCAGCTTCATCAATTGAATTAAATTCTTGATAGCCCATTGCTTTGGATTCTTCAGTTTCTGGCATATCAACTTCACGTAAAACACATCTTTCTATTGGTAAATCAATAGTTTGCCAATCTCCTGGCGCTTTATAAATTTTGTATAGCATATTATTTAATTTATTTTTACTTAATTACAATCGCCCCATTTTAGAGCACTTATATTCCAAATATCTGGAAAGGTATTCCAAACTGCACATTCATTGGGAACTGTGGTGAGATAGACAACGCTCTGTGAGTCTTCATTATCGCTCACATAGACAACAGGGGTAATTTCATCGGTGCCATTATCCAAGAACATTTGACCCCGGTCAATTAGGACTCCTGGATCCGGATCTAGACTTGGTGCATCAATCGCCCAAAGTTCGTAGTCCCAGTTGCCAGCCTCGCGTAGAGAAACCATGCCATTGAGTGGATCCTCACTCTGATTATCCACCAGATCAATAGAGAACTTGGTGTATCGAGTATTCTGAACCAGGATGTTTGGCACTACTGAGATTGGTACTCGTGCAAAACCATTGGTGAATATGAATAAGAAGTTATTGCTACCCCAAGGATTATTCTCTACCGCAAGTGTGTTTACGTAGATAATTATTGAGTTTTGTTCTAAATTGTTTAGATTAATCACTTAAATTTCCCTTATTTAATCTTAGATATACAAAAGCTGCCAGTTGACACAGCTAAACAAAAAAAGGGTCCCGCACGAAGCAGCAACCCTCTCTTTGTTCCTAAGGTATAGGATTAGGTAGTTACAATTGTAAGACCACCACTGATTACGTTAGCAAGAGTGTCATCCAATGGAACCATAGGAGCAGGCTCTTGACCTTGTAGAGTGATAGTGTATCCGTTAAGATCACCAACTGCAGTTCCGGTAGCACCAGAACCAGCTGACATAACGCAACCACGAACGTTACCCATTAACCAAGAAGTATTGTTGTTGTCAACAAAGACAACGCGTAGATCACGGTTTTGAGCAAGAAGTAGGATTTGATTACGTTTTGCAGCATCCAATTTTTGGAAGATTGCAGTCAATTCTGGTTGGTAGAACACGCTCCCATTAGCGTTAGAAACGTTAATAGATTCAGTAACAGATGCTGTATCTTTTGGAAGATAGAATTGATAGAAAGTACCGGTACCGGCAATTCCACTAACTTCACCTGCTGTTTCAGTTACGGTTACACCGTTCCAATCTCCAGCAAATACGTACATCTCTTTCACACCACCTAGACCATTGATACAGTCTAAAGCAATTATGTCGTTAATTAAACAAGCCATTGTGTTTTGAGATTTTTTTTAGTTTAAGAGAGGGGAGCGGTTAGACTCCCCTTTCTTGGTTTTTATTAGTCTAGAGTTGATACGAATTGAGACGCGTAAACTGCAGTACCTAAACGGAATTTAGCCATGAAGTTAACGATATCTTGTGAAGGATCGTAGTAGAACTTGAACTTATCTTGGTCATCAAGTAGGCCTGTTCCGAAGAAAGCATACTTTTTAGGACCCAAGAAAATCGCAGCGTTATCATCGATACCACCAGCAGCAAAGATAGTTACGTTAGTACCAGGCCATACGAATGAGCTAGCACCCATAACACCAGCAGCGTTAGAGATATTAGGATATTGAGCGATGATCGCGTTTCCTTTAGCTTGAAGAGCTTGAACAGCGATTGAGTAGTTAGAGTACGACATGTACATAACTAGATCATCTTCTTGCTTAAGAGCGTTAGTCAAAAGACCGATAAGACCCCAAATTTGATCTTCAGCAGTAGCAACTGTCAAAGGACCAACGAAAGCTGAACCGTCGATAGCGCCGTTAGCAACGTTTAATTGAGACATAAGACCGTCTAGGTTTCCACCATCACCTTGCCATACAGTGTTTTCAATGTATTGAGCGATGTTGTTTACTTTGTTGTCAGCGATCATTTTTTCAAATGGAACTGATTCCAAGTAAGCAGATGGAGAAAGTTGGCTAGACAACCAGTAAGTTCTTAGATCTTCTGGGCAAAGTTGCTCTTTCAACATTTTTGATTGAACTACTAAATCAATTTGAGAGAAGTTAGTAGAGTTTGAACCGGTTTGACCAGCTCCGAATCCACAAGTTGAATCTTTGATATCAACAGTAGAGTTTAGAACGTTTATTGCTGTGGTCCCAGCTGTTAAGCCAGCACGCAAAGTCAACATGTTCACTGAGTAGCTCTTCAAAAGAGCAGCACTGATCAGGTCTGTAGACAACTGGTCGGTGTAAGTGCTTAATCCTGATAAATTAAATGACATGATTAATTAGATTTTTTTAGTTTTATTTTACGAATTCTTTGCGTAGCTCTTTTAATGCTGCTACTTTAGCATCGATGGCATCGAATTTGGTTTCGATTTCACCAGTTTTTGGGATCTTTGTTGCAGCGGGTGCTTTAGCAAATTTCTCCATTTTTGTTTTCATGGCTCCCATTTCCTCTTTAACCTTAGAAATTTCAGCAGCGCATTCTTCGATTGCAGCGAATAGCATTGCCATTTTTTCTTCGATCTTAGCGGCAACTTCGTCCTTGATTGGAGTCTCTGTTTCTTTTGTTACTTCAACTTCAGTTTCTTCAGCCATAGCTGCAGGGATAGCTGCAACTTCTTCACCTTCAGCTACTTCGGCTTCAGAGGTAGCAATTTCAGAGATCATGCCATTAGCATCAACTTTTACTTTTGTACCGTCTTCTAGTTCATGGTAACCTTCGGGTGCTGGTGATTTTGTTCCGTCTTCGGCAACAATCGACACAGGGAATCCAACTTCGAGTTTCTCAACCTCAATGATCGTTCCGTCTTTTAACTTAGCCGTTTCAAATTTGATAGGCATGTTTAGGACTTCGCGGATTTGGTTCAGTTTTAACTTGTAGTTTGACATTCCGTTCCGATTTTTTTAATAGAGTTTAACCTCTTGATCTTAAATAGCAATTAATTGCCCTATGACATTTCCTAGTGCAAATTTTTTGGGTACTATAATCCTATAGCAAGTAGACGGTTCGGAATAAGGAAGCGGGAGGTATACTCCGACCTGCGAGCGGGTTTGGGATCTAAATATTTTTGGCCAAATTTGATGAAAAATGGTACCTTATCTTTATTAAAGAAGACTAATGACACACGAAGAAAAACAAAATCGAATCGCTGAAGCTTTAACCATGTTACATGATAATTCATGGACAGATTTAGAATTAGAAGAATCATTAGATTATGCATCTGATGAATTTGTTGATACTATATTACTTGAAATATTTAAGTGTTTTTGTAGATCAGAACATGTAAATGGTATAGCAGAAGGTCGTTCAATTATTGAAGATGAATTATTATCTGAGGACGAACGTGATATGATATGTGTTTTAACTAGATTTAAACATTTTTTTAGTGGTTATCTTGAGGGAGTAGTCGAAGCTTATATGAAAAATTTACAGGCCAAAGAAGAAAAAAAGTAGTATATTATCTTTATAACAAAAGCACAATGGCAAATTCTAAAAAACAACTTACTAAAAAACAAATGATCGAGGTAAAAAACTCGATTCAAAGTGAAACCATCACCAAAGTACTTGCAGAATATGTTGCATGTAAAAAGGCAGGCCGTCCGGTTAAAACTACTATTAACCTTGCAACAGGAGTTGGTAAAACACGTACTGCTTGGAAGCTTATTTTTGAAAATGACAAATTCCAGACAATTCTTTTTATGGTTCCAAAACAATCGCTAGTTGACCAAACTATAGCAGAGTTCATGGAGCAAGGAATTGACTTTGACTATTGTACAGTTTATACGCAAGGCGATGTTAAAACAGTTGAAGAGTTACATCAATTCTTAAATAGATCAACTAATGGTAAAAAAATCGTTTTTGCTGTCTATAATTCGGTTGGAGTTACTGACGAGCGTTCAACTATTTTTAATGACTCACCCTTTATATTCGACTTAGCGATTTACGATGAGTGTCACCGAGTTGCAGGTAAAGAAATGAGTCAATTTACTTCATGTGTAGCCGATGCAGTTGTTAAAGCTCATCATAAATTATTCATGACTGCTACTGTTAAATTTTATCTTGAAGGTCCAGATGAAAATTTAAATGAATACTCAATGCAAAATGAGGAACTCTTCGGTAAGATTGCAATGTCTTTAACTGTATTTAAAGCAATTGAATTGGGGATCTTATGTCCATTCGAGACATTCTTATTGGAAGTAAATGACTCAGAAATTCGTAAAGCCCTTCGTAAAAATGTAGAATTTTACGATAGTATAACTAAGGGTCGTCATGTAGCAACTTTCTATGGAGTCCTTAATGCTTACAATCAAGGTGCTCGTAAAATTATTGTAATGTATCGTCAAATCAGCGATGCTAACGATTTTGCTCGATTATTCCAATACTTACAGAGAACTTCTGGTCTATTCCAAGGCGCAACTATTGGTTCTGTTGCAAGTAGCGCAAGCCGTTATGAATTAGGAGCGCCTTATCAATACTTAAATGAAGCTGGTCAATTAGTAATTATCGGTAATAGCAAACGTAAAGCTCAACAATGGTGGTTAAAATACGGTCCTTTCTGCCAAAGTGCATCAGCTGTTGCAACTGCAACTCCTTGGATCAAAGAAGGCGAAGATGTTCCATGCATTGATTGTATTGTATTTGGAGATATTTTTAAGTCCGGTATTGATATTATCCAAATCATAGGACGAGCTCTACGTTGGTATGAAGATAAAAATATTGCTCGCATTATTCTACCCATTATGCAAGGCGAAGCTACAAGCGTTGCTACTGCAATCCGAGCAACAGTAGGTTCTCTTCAAGAAAATGTTAGTGATTTTCAAATTACTCATGTTGAACATGTAAACGAACTTACGCCAGATCCTGCAAATGGTCAAAATCCTGACGAAATTACAGAAGTTACTGAGACTACACCACGTTGGATTTTCTCTGAGGATCAAGATGGAATAACTACATTGGTTACCGATAATCAATTGACATTTAGCGTTATTCATAATGCAAATACTCCTGCTGCAACTAGATTAGAGCATGAACACATGATGCAAGTGATTGGACTTAGAGCCACTAATCGTTTTCATGAATACTCTCGAGAACAACGTGCAGAAAAATTTATTGATGAAATAATTGCTTTACTTAACGATGATAATTTTAGAGCTACCTCTGTTCGTAAAATTAATTCAAATGATTCATATTATGAAAGATATGCTAATCAATATTCAATAAGTTTTGATGATGCAAAAAAAGAATTAAGTAAACAAATTTATCGAATCGAAGCTTTACGTAATGACTTTTTAAATAATCTGATCCAATTCTAACATAATGTGGTATATTATTTATGTAATAAAATTTAATTATGAAACGTCAAGTATATTTTGAAAATGGAATTGATTTTTTAAAATTTCTTCATCGAAGAGATAAAATGAGAATTGATTTAGCTGTTTTAATTGAGGCTTTTAATCAAAATGAAGAATTCAAATTAGGTATCTTAAAAAAGATGGCCGATGAAAATGAAAGTCGAAGAAAAAATCGATCAGAATGTAGTGCTAAAGCCCGAAATACTGATAAGTGGAAAGAATCTAATAAAAGAACAGCTTCAGCAAAAGGTAAATTAAATAAAGGCGTTAAAAAGAAAAGTAATGAAAAGTATATTGAAGTTGCTTTAAGTCGACCAGTTGAGCATTATCAAAAAGTTTCTGCAGCTTTAACTGGTATACCTCTTACTGAGGATCGTCGAAATAATATCTCTGATTCTTGTAAAAAACGTAAAGTATGCCCCTATTGTAATTCATTTGAGTCCAATGTAGCTAATACAAATAGACACATGAATAACTATTGTAAAAATAGACCAGGTCTTTAACGTCCTTGTCCTCTATACTTCTTTGGGCGTTCGGTCTTAGGGCCAAACGCCTTTTTTGCTTTACCTGACTTCTTAGGTTTCTTTTTAAAGAGACTTTCAAGAGCCTTTTTTATCTTTCCCAGTGCCATTATTTCAAGTTAACTAATTTGTACTTGGTTGAATACAATAATTCCTCGATCTCATCTATTTGATTTTGCAAGTATGACTGAGGAATTGCCTTTCTGAGCTCTGTCAATTGCTTGCAGATTTCTACAAAGTAAGCTACGGTTGCTGCGTTATCTTTGTAAGAGACTAATGGGTAAGCAACATATCCTGAAAGGATCCCGTATTCACCCTGTGCGCTTTCGGTTAGGCCATCAATTAGTTCTGTGATCTCAGAGTAATATTCACCTAGGGTCTCATGTTCTGAGAATGATTTGGTTTGGCGATGGAAGATTTGGGCTTGAGTGTTTGAACTCAAGAGAATTGAAAGGAGTTTTACTAGTTGTTCCATAATTAATTAGATAGTATCTTTTTGATTTTCATGTATTTTTTCATGGCTTCAATTTCGGCGAGATCCGAGAAAACTCCTTCAACCGAGAAACCGCGTAGTTCTCCAGCTTTTACTCTTTTACGAACTTGAGGATCTTCGATCTGCATTTTTACCATCCAAGTTCCTTTAGGCAGATTGAAACCATAAACCGTGTTGGCTTTATCTGTTTTTGGATCCTCAATCAACCAGGTCTCGAACACGTAAGTACCAGCATCTTTCTCTTTGTGATCTTGGTTAACGTCATTTGTACGAGCCTCTTTCATGTACTTCTTTGCAATCTCTTCAATTGTCTCGGCTGAAAAAACAACATCGTAAGGTTTGCCTTCATCATCAATACGAGGAATCGCCATATTTGGGATCATTGCTGGGCCTACTAGGATTCCTTTCTCTTCATCTTCAAATCTCAATACACTTGAGAATGCTGAGTGACCAGAGAGTCCTGGTAATGAAGACTGAGGAGACTTAAGATAACCTCTACCTTGTAAGGTTCTGGGTGCAGTGTTTGCCATGTGCTCTTCGTTACTACCGTCTATTTCAACTCTGGTTACCTTTAGTCTTGAACCATCACGTGTGATTGAGTATTTAGAAAAATAGTGATTGCAATTGGCACCACCCTTATAGAGAAAGATGGAATAACTTGAGTCTCCGCCTGGACCAAATTCTTTATTTAGACTGTCCATCATTGCTAACTCTTCACGAGAGTAATAGCGATTAAGAGATTTCATTACTTGACAAAATCCTCTATGAGGTCCGGGTCCACCGCCTGAGTACTTCCAAACAAACTCTTCCTTGTCGGCTTTGGTATGAGTACGAGCTGGAGTGTAGTCCGCGCTCTTGATTGCATTCTGATCCGCAAAATGACCGGGATTAATCTCTTCAACCTCTTCGGCCCGAATACCAATCTCGGATCCCAACTTTTCTAAAGCAACAAGAAATTCATCAGAGAAAGTCCAGCTCCAAGTAGGAACGGGTGTCTCTACCTGATCTTTTCTAGACTTGGGAACCTCGTCCACGTAGGTCGGTAGGCTTGAGGTATCAATTCCAAATTTCTGACCAACCTCACCAAGCAGATCAACAACCTCTTGGTTATTGTCAATATGAGTTGTGATACCAAGTTCCTTTACCTTGGCAACCTTAGCCGCATTGGAGCCGGTTGCAAAGACATGATCTCTTGGAATGCCCAATGAATCGGTAAGAGGTAGCATCTCTTCTTTTGAAGAACGAGCTGAGATAACGTAAACGTCATAGCCAGCGTTCATGCTGGCAAGAGCAGCGGTTTGACCGGTTGCTGTACTTAGGGTATCATCGTAATCGTATGAGATTTTGGCAGTGTCGAAGCGCTCGTTCCAGATAAATCTACATGATTCAAGTGCGTCAGTTGGTGACATGCCCTCGTGTACCTTAACTGCGGTACAACGCTTTAGGAAATCGTCCTTGTGTTCTTGGGGTTGCGGATAAACTGTTTCAAATTCTCCACGTATCTCTGCCAATTTATTCTGGGCCCATTCGATTGCTGCTGGTCCTCCCCAAGCGTCCACCATTAGTCCACCACATCCTTCGGAATAGGGCACATCCTTGTATTGCAGGTGTCTTGCGAACGATGCCATTCTGGCAATGGTCTCTTCGGAAACCGGTTCGCCCTTGGCTAATTGATTGGCTCTGGCCCAACCTACTGGGGTTCCGCAGTCCTGATCGGGATGAGCGTCTCTCCATTCTAGCGCGCGTTTGGCTGCCGCTTTGGCTGAGGCAGGATAGTCGGTGTAGCTCTCAAAGGCTTCGTGTTTTGATTCCCATACTGAATAACAGATAGCTGTGGCTTGATCTGCATCCTTGCCCTCATTGATGTTATAGGCAATGCAACGAGAGATAAATTTGTCCCGTGATTCGCCAGCATTGGGTTCAACAAATTCCTCCTTCTTGAAGTAGAGAAAATCTGCCTCAATTGCTGGATTCTCAACGAGACTTATTTTTTGTACCCCTGACTCTTCCAATTCGGGTAGAATCGCGAGTTCAATTAGTTTGGTCTTCTTTTCCATATTCTTAGATATAATTATTTAGAGTCTTGCCACTTGCTGTATGCGGAAATCAGCCTCTTGTTGTGAGGTCATCTCAGAAGCAACAACATAGGTTTTAATTACTGGAATCGTCATTGATCCGGGTGCGGTTGCTCCGCCCTCTGCGAACGGTCTACCTCCACCAGCCTGATTGATTAGGCTTAGGAGTCCGCTAAACATCTCGGTGCTGCGTGCATTGATCACGGATTCACCATTAGAGAGTCGAGCAGCTATTGAGTCCGATGTTCCGGTACCCGGTCCGCTTACAAGGCCACCGTCCGCAAACATGCTCTTGCCACCGCCAGCGGCTCCACCCGCTCCAGCGCCTGCACCAGCACCGCCTCCTCCTTCATCCGGCACAAACTCGGTATTCTTGATCTTGATTAGCTGAGCGGCTAGGGTAATGCCTGCCGCAACTAGGGCAGCGGTCATCATGATACCACCGTCAAATTTTGGATATTGAGCAATGATACTACCTACCGCGACAGCACCGTTGATTAGGGCAGTTGCGTACTGTAGTTTCTTATTGTTATCAAACTGTTTCTTTTTAATCGCATTGGACTCTGCCAATTTTGCGGCTTCAATTTGAGCGATTGCCTCCTTATCACCTTCGGCTGCAGCCAATTGCGCTGCATACTTGCGATTGATTGCATTGATCTCATTGGTCTGATTGACCTGAACAAGTCCGCTAATTTGATTGATGACTCCCGAAGCCATGGCCAAGTACTTTTGGTAGTTGTCCATTTTCTGTTGAAATAGAGCAGCATCCCTAGCCTCTTCTTCATCGGCTAATTGCTTCTTCTTGTTTGCAAGTTCAATCTCTAGATCAATTGTCTCTTGTTGAGCAGCCGTAGCCGCATCTATCTTCTTTTGAATTCGATCAAGGTCAAGTTGATCCTGTTTCTTTTTGATCTCTTCTTTTTCTTGTTCGGTTTTTGCATCGCTTTGAATTAGGAGTAGGGACTCTTTCTTATACTCATCATCGATCGCTTTTAACCTATCATCAAATGCCTTTTTATCGTCCTCTAGCTTTTTGGCCTTACGTGCCTTTTCCTGTTCATCTAAGAGATTATTGGTTGCAACGATTTGTGCTGCATCCTCGGCCGCTTGTTGGGCCTTTAGGGCAGCTAGTGCAGCATTCTCTTCTTTAGTACGCTTCTTAATCTTTTCAAGGGCATCTATCTTGACCTGTAGTTCAGCATCCTGATTCTTTTGAGCAATTACCAGGGCCTCTCTTGCTCTGAGCTCCTCGTCCTTGATGCTGGCTAGGTAAGCCTCATCGACCGCCTTAGTCTCAGCTTTAAGAGCCTCTTTCTTGATTGCAATGGCAGCATCGGCTCTCTCCTTGGCCTTGGCAGCAGCCTCTTTGGCAGCATCCTCAGCCGCTTTTTGCTTTTCTTTCTCTTTTGCCGCTTCTTCAGCATCCAATTGCTTTTGAAGTTTATTAAATTGACGTTGTTGAGCAGAGGCTTTTTGTTGAGCTTCATATACTCGTTGTTGAGCTTCAGCCTGTTTATCTATTGCTGCTGTACTTCGTCCATGCATTATTATTTCATCTTCAGCTATTTCTAGTCTTTCCTTGGCATTCTTTAATGCTTGAGCAGCATTAGCTTCTTCAACTTTCCGTACATCTTCTAATGCCTTTTTTCTTTCTTCAAAAGTTGCATTAGAGTCAGACATGATTTCCCTGGCCTCAGCAATTTGTGCATTGGTTTTAGCTTGTTGAACATTAAAATCTCTTTCTGCATCCTCTAATTCATCCAGTGATGATGCTAGACTTCTACCAGCGGTACCCGCATTTCCAAATAGATTTGCAACAACCTCTAGACCGTCGGCAACCTTTTCAAGAACGTTAACCGCAATTGTTTCAAGAAATGCAAAAATTGGTCGAACAATCTGACCAAATATCTCTGTGATCTCACTAAGAGAGTCCATTGCTTTATCTGAGTTCTGGATTGCCTTGGTGAAGGCAGCTAGAATAACTCCAATTGTACCAATCACGGCACCAATTGGGGTAGCCAAGAACTGTAGCGCAGCCTTGGTCATGCTCATGATACCGCTAGCGGCACCGCCTAGTGGACCGGGTAGTTTACCCAGCAGGTCACCAAAATTGCTGGTTGATTTTGTGGTACTTGCGACCGCACTACCGGCTTTACCACCGGCATCGGCCATTTTATCTAGGGAGTCCGTCGTCTTTTGAATCGACTCGGCCCCTTCCACGGTGGCTTTAACCCTTACGTCAACGTCTTTCGCCATGATCTTGTACGAGATTATTTGTTATATTAAATGTCTGTTGGGCAGAGTCGAAACTCCAGGCCAAAAGTTTACCAAGATGAGGATGTAGTCCGTCCCTCTCTAATTCTTTCTCGAAAAGAGCGGTGGCTAGTTCCAAACCCTGTTGTAATGGTGATTTATCGTGTTCCATTTGTTTTAGATATAGATTTTAATTGGATTGAACTAGGCGCAGATTAATCCTTGAGTTATTTGTACGTCTCCAAAGATCGTCACCACGGTTCCATCTATTGCACATATCTGGTATTGTCCGCCGAAATCAACGTCCAGACTCTGAGTTAAACCAGTGTTACAGTCCTGATACTCAACCTGACCGGTATCGCCGCTCAAGAGTTCAATTGACCAGGTGTAACAGTCACTACCCGGACAGGCACCAGTCTCGGTGATGTCTAAATGACCTTCGGCTGAGGCACCGGATCCCTCACACATACAGATATTGTAGATGCTGTTCGGTAGGATCTCTTGGAATAGGGTGTTACCCGTCGTGCAGTCCTGATAGCTTAGGTAGGCCGGATCAAATCCAGGAGTTGACACCGTGTACTCTAAACAGTTACAGGTCCAACCCTCAGAACAGCTTAAGCAGTCAGGATAGATGAGATCCGCTGGATAGACACCCAAGTGATATTGTGCGGTAACAGTCCAACACTGTCCTGGGAAGGCGCTAGACGAAATGCTTTGACCTATTGAGATGGGTACATTAGAGTGGAATGAATAGATCACGGTCGGCGAAGTACAGGTTTGAGCAAGGTAATAATAGACCGGATCGCATACAGCACAGTTAAGGGTTCCGGTAATGTAACCAGAAGCATCTGTGATGTAAACAGGGGTGCCCAATTCCTCGTAGGCTTTCCAATAACCTTCACCCGCAGCGGTCTGACCAGCATTATCTAAAAAGACTTGGGTTGCCGTTGCCCAGGTTGCAGCATTTAACCAAACGTCTGTCTGACTAATTGATCCAAAGCAGGCATCGCAGGTACCGGTTCCAATTGATGAGACTAGAGCCTTTGCTGCATAGGTATCGGTTACGCCGGTACAGGTTGAACACAGACCGACCGCGTAGTTTACGCCGTTTACGACCTGTATAGCTAGGGTTGGATCTGCTGGATCCATGTACCATCCATCGGTAGCTGCGATTGTGCCAGCGCTGTCCTGCCAAATATAGTAGCTTGTGGCTAGGGTCGTGTTGTCTCCCCAAAGGGTTATGGTCGTGCCTCCGCAATCGCATGCGGTACACAGTATACCTGATCTGCAACAGTTAATGAATTCGGTTAGCGGTGGTAGCGGTGTACACGGTTCGCATAGGGTTCCATCGTAATAGGCAATGATTGCACCGCCTGCTCCCACCTGAAAAACTGTACCGTCGGCAGCCGCATAGTAACCCGGATTACCCGGAATTGTCTGTGAGGCATTCTGCCAAACTATGGAACTTGCAGAGAGTAGAGCATTATCGGTCCAATAGGCTGCGGTGTTCTGTAGTTGAGCGCAGCAATAGGCATCGCAATAGTTTGCTGTTTCCAAAAAGTCCGAAACGTAACACAGTTGATGTTCGTAACCCAGACCGGTGGTTGGTGGAATGGTTAGGCCAAGTTCGTTACCAACCTTGATTAGTTCAACCTTACATGGTGTTGTCTGACCCGCAACGTAATCCGAGACCTTATTGACAAGGTACCATGCGTCCTTGATCCAATAGTAGTTATTGAATTTGAGCGCAATCATGGTCTTGTAGTTCATGATGAGAGTTGCCTCAACCTTACGGGAGTAGGGGTCAAAGTTGGTTCCATACCAGGTCTTCCAATAGACATTAAATGTATCGTAGTTGGTTCTACCATCGGGTAGACCGTAAAGCGTGTTCCATAAAGGACTCTTGTTCTGCCAACTAAGATCGAAAGTTGAACTATTCACCGGCCAGAAGGAGTACTCGCTCATTAGCGGATAGATCGTCTGTTGTTGCGGTGCTCCGGAATCGTCCTTTAGGTACCAGTTAAGCGGTGCGGCCTGCTTGCCATTATAGAAGACAAGTCGTAATTTTGGCTGGATTGGATTGTTCTGTACCGCGGTGAAGTCAGCCTTAGAGATCCAAGGAATCAAGAATTTGGCAGCTAGGGCTGTTGGATTGCTACCCGCGGCTGGCACGGCTCCACCGATTGGGAAGAGCGGAGTTGGCGCGAACTGATCCTTGACCGTGGTGGTACCCGTAATGAGCTCGTTCTGCGAGTCAATATTGAGTTGCCCGTAGGTTTGCTTGTAGGCCAATTGATAGGTGTAGTTTGGAAAATCGGCGTCCTCCTGATCCGAATAGATCTGAAATCTGCTCTGATCGTAGAACAGGGGTACCGCCTTGAAATCCTTGCTCGCATCCAAGAGTTGATTCCAATCATAGGATTGTCCCTCAAGAATCCAGTCCTTCCAGGGTGTAATCCTAAAGTGTTTAAGATTATCCGGACTGGGCACAAACACCAACTTAAATCTGTTAATTAGGCTGCGCATGAAATCAATCTTTCTAATGTTGTTTGGCATCATTGAGTTTAGGGTCACAATCTCTGGTGCAGCAGTACACGAGATGGTAATGTTATTGATTCCAATTGATGCACTCGTATTCGCAGGCACCGGATCGGGTTCAATTGTAAATCGGACCTGTTGATTAACCGCTAAGTTAACCGTAAAAGACATGGTTTGGGTTGGACCCGTCCAGTTAGAGACCTGATTGGTAATTATCTTTAGATTCTGTGCAAGTACCGCTTGTGATTGCGCATCCCTAATTGAAATTGTGTAGGTTGTGGTGTATAATGGTATTGGGCCAGCGTTGGGCGGAGTTAATCTGTGTTTGTAATTAAGCGTGAAGTAGTAGGTGCCCGTAACCTGCGCGGTGTAGGTGCTAGCGCCGTTCCAGACTCCGTTGGGATCCGATATTTCATGAGAGGCATAGATATCGCCGACCGAGGTCAAGGCCAACCACCATTGCGGAGATGTGTTGTCTGCCGAAAAGGTTAATGATACGTCGAATTCGGGTCTGGCCTCCTTTTCTGAAATGATGTACAACTTTTGAAAGAACTCGCTCTGGAGAAAATCGCTTTCATAGGTGTACTCGGTCTCCGAAAAGATCTTGTCCCATAGGGCTTTGGCCCGGATTGAAGGTTTTAACTGGGCTTGGCTTAACGGATTGGAGGCCGAGGTGAATCCCTTGGTGGCTGAGGTCGCATTGTAGAGCGCGGTCGAACCCGATTGTTGGGGTTCGGTGATTCCGGTTGATGGATTGGGCGCGTAGGTATAACCCCAGTTGCACAGAGGATAGACAACATCGCCGCCGAATAGTCCGTTTGCAAGGCCGTTTGCCGGATTGGTGTTCCAACTCTGCGTGATGTTTAAGTAGGTCTGATCGTGATTGTAGTTGCTCAGGTCCAGATCGCTCAAGAAGCCGCCACCGATTTGACTGCCAAAGTCCGAGGTTTCACCCATAAAGACGATCTCGTACTCGACATTACCATCCAAATCGTTTTGATAGGTTGCTATGAGTCTGATATGGCCATTCGTGTAGAAGGCACCGGAATCATTGATATAGGCCGCAATCTTTTGACTTGCATCGAAAGAGACCGAGTTGACGTTGAACGCGGCCTTAAAGAATTCGTTATTGGCCTGCGTGTTGGGTACACGAAAGGTACGTGAAAATACTGAGGTTGTCGATAGTGGATCCACGATATTGGTAACCGACAGGTTAAGCTTGATTGGTTCCTCATTAAAGAGGTCAAGCCTGGTGTAGTCTGCATCGTCCGGTTTGCGAGCCCATAGTTGAACAAGAGCGACTGTTTGAGCGGTTTGAGCCATGTGTTAGTTATTCTGTAATTTTTGCGGTACGTTAAGAGAGATTGTGAATTCGGCCTGGGTCAACTTGTTCTGACGAACGTTCTTCACCTTGTAGCTTGAGTTGGTGATTGTGACAGGATAGGGTGAGTAATCCGAGTAGGCACTACCGTCCTGATGAATGTAGGCCAGCACCTGTGAGCTCTTTTGTAGGCCCTGTAGGAGATCAACCTCATCCTGTGTGAGCCAATCGGACTGAATGGTCCAGCTTGTGGTGGCCACCTTGTTGTAGACCTTGGTACCACCCTGAATGAAGAGGTATTGGCTTGGGTCTAGGACCCCAACCGGCACCGGAGTTGTTGAGCTCCAGTTGATCTCTTCCTGCATGTAGGTATCGTTGGTGGTTGAGACCGATTTTTCTAGGAACTGCGTGAAGTTCATGTAGTCACGACCGCCAAGATCGTTAAGCCAAGAGAGTCTTACCCTTTGGTACAGGGAGTTCTCGCACCATTCCTTCACGTTGACCCTAACCTTTTTGGTTACCGGAATGTTAAAGGCACAGGTCCATGGGGTTGCATTTGCGTTGTTGTAACCCTGAATCTCAATCCAGTCACCGGCAGCGGGCGTCCATGTCCCAACT